GGATTAATGATGGGACTCAAGGATATCATCTAAACACATTGTCGATACTAGGACGAAAAATGTATAATTCGTTCGGATATATCTATCATTCATCCTATAAGAGTTTGTTTTGTGATACAGAGTTTACAGACCTTTGTAAAGGTCCATTAGCTTCAAAATGTGCTTATATTGATGAAGTTCTAATTCAACACGAACATCCTGGAACTGGATTTCCTCAAAAACAGGATTCTCTTTATCAAAGAAACCAACGGTTTTGGACTGAAGACATGGAAAATTATATTTCCCGAAAAAAATACCCTTATGACTGGTCTATTTTGATTCCAACACTAGTAGAACGAAGTGAAACCTTTAATCGCTTGATGATATCCATCCAAGAAAAATATCAACGTATCTGCCCAGAACTTAAAATTGAGTTCTGTATTTCATGTGATAATCGTGAAAAGAGTATTGGGATAAAAAGACAGGAATTATTACAGGATGCAAAGGGAAAATATATGTCCTTTATTGATGACGATGATGATGTAACGGATGCGTATTTTGAAGATGCTCTTGCGTGTATTCGTGGAGGATTTCAAGTATGTCGTCTTCGTGGACAAATGGCACAGTATACTTTCACACATAGTCTTGAAAATACACTCACAAGTCCATTGGCAAAAGGTGATGTGTTTTTACGCCCGCCAAATCATTTGAATATACTTTTAGCAGATGTTGGAAAAATAGTTCCATTTAAGGATGCTAAACAAGGTGAAGATTTAGATTGGACTATACGACTTGCTGAAACTGGATTTTTAAAACATGAATATCGTTCTGATGAATCTAGAATTCATTACATTTATCAATTAGGTTCTCGAACGGTAGATCCGCGTAGTCTTGAATATCAAAAAACTGCAACTTATGAATCTATGCTTAAAATGGTCTGGACTCCATCGGGTCGTCTTTTAGTTCCAAATCAGGGAAGAACAAATGGAGTTAAGTTCACTGGTAGAGGGTTTGTTTCTAAGTAGAAAGCAATGGATACGTTTACAATTTTTGCCATTGTAGTCACTCTTGTGTTAATTGGATTAATTCTTTGGAACATGTTTGGTAAGTCTGCTGTAACTGACCCGACTGCAGTTGTGCTTGTAGATGGGTCTATCTCAGGTAAAACTGGTCGATCGTATACAAACCCTATACCTAGATCCTTTAATCAAGCAGAAGGTGCTACGTTTACGTATGCGGGTTGGTTACTAATGAATGACTTTACAATGAATTACGGTCAAAAACGTGTCATCTTTTCAAAGAATGATTGTCCTGGACTTTACTTAGACAGCACATCCAACAGTCTATTGGTGGTAGTGGATACCTATGGATCCAAAGAAAGTATTCTCATTTCAAACATTCCTGCAAGGAAGTGGATTCACTTTGGAATTGTAGTCGATCAAGACTCAGTCGATATCTACATCAATGGTGTCATTCGTCAACATCATATGCTCGCACAACTTCCTAAGCAAAATGATGCTCCAATCACAATCGGTTCAGATTCAGTTGGATTTGATGGTGCCTTGTCAGGACTCATGTATTACACGCGTTCATTGACTGCGTCCGATATGGACGAACTCTCAAAAACAGTTCCAAAAGACGATTTACATACTCCACCTGCAGGTCCTCAGTATTTTGATATGACTTGGTACACGGGTAGAACATAATCTCAGTCTGGAATAATGAGTGCAGGAGGTCAAAATAGTCTTGCTTCGGGAAATATACCAGCATTTGTAGGTTCACAATCTATGCGTCTTCGTGACGCTTCAGATAGTACTGCGCGTCTTCGCGTTCAAGGAATGTATCGAATGTTCAATTCAAGCACACCTACGGCGTTCCGTAATCGTGCTCCAACTGGATATAATTCATTCCTTCAATTTCTTCAGGGAAGAGACGAAAGTTGTGAAACATGTGTAGGATTACCTTATCAACCTTTGACAACTAACACTACGACGATTCTTTCGTTTCGGAACTAAGTTTGGTGCGATTCTTTCGTGTCTTTCTCAATGCTTTTAGAAGTTGTTTTCTCTTTTCAGATGGATCCGATGGGTTATAACTGAAGAAGTATTCCAAAAATTCTGGAGATGACTTGTTGTCTGATAACTCTGAATACAATTTCGCCTTCTCACGTTTCATCTCCGTAAATGTTTCTTGCTTCCCCAGGCACTCCTTGGGAGTCAAGACTGCAAATCGTCGACCTGTTTTCTCGTTCGCAATCTCAACCAATCGTTGAGCAATACATAAGATACTTGCGATATTCTCTGATTTTCCACCCGAATACATGTAGGCAAAGAAGAATTGAAGTGTAGTAGGAATACTTGCTACACGAATACCGTTTTTCATAGTATGGTAACTATGACAGGCAGATGTTTCGTAAAACCGAATAAAGTGCTTTTTACCATTAGTCAATACAGTTGTGCGTCTAGGTAAGATTTCATTCTCTTCATCTACCACTATGTCTTCTCCTTTTGTTAAACGTTCAATGACATCTTTGTTTGCAAGAAGAGCAATCGGTGTAGTCCAATTGGTTCGCATATGAATTTCAGATGCGCCTACACCTAGTAAGACTACAGGTTCCTTTTTAAGAAGGTTTTCAATTTGAGTTCGTTGTTTCGTAGTTAATACCTCATGTTCTTTGATTTTGTCTTTAGGACAGGTAACTGGATGTGCTTGATTCAATAATTGAAGACGCTTATACACTTTTTCCCAACGTGTTACATCACCTTTTGGACGAGAAAGTTCAAGATACATGGACATACGAAGAAAGTTTGGGTTCACATAGTGAATTCCTTCACGAACTAGACTGTCTTCCCATAAGCGATCAAAGACTTCTTCTGTTAAGTGTGTGATATCGGCAACGGCTGTAAAGTCTGCAAATACTTTGAAGGTACCAATGTGCATACCTGGCTTGACTTCTACATTTTTCAATCCATGTTTAATCAATTGGTTTGAAAGTATCACAGAATGCTCTTGAGGAGTCTTGCTGAAAAAGTCATAGTCTGGAACATCTGTTTCTGGATTGTAGAATCGGTCCTTCACTGGAAGAAGGTTATTGATTGCAGTACCTCCATAGCACATGACGGGATGTGTCTTCAGAAAGTCTTCTACGAGACTCATACTTTTTCGAATACCTGGATCCGAGGCGATGATCCTATTGTTCTCGTCTTCAAGCTCAAGAACGATATTTTGGATTTCCTCCATTATTAAAATGGAACTTACTTTGTTTTTATCCAAGTAGGCAAATAAGGATGTCGCCCAAACGGTATAATCTTCGCAAGCGTAATACTCCCGTCGTCTGGGTAGACGATGAAAATCTCAAGACCAAAAATGATGACATCGAAGATGAAGACGAAGATTCCGACTATGTTGATACAGACATGAGTGAAACTGAAGACGATGACGAAGATGAAGACGAAGAAGAGGACGAAGATGAAGATGAAGATGAAGATGAATCTGAAGAGGAAGAAGAGCAATCTCTCAAACTCCCTAAGGGTGCCAAAGTCTCTGTCAAACTTCACATTCACCAAATTGCTGGTGGAAAGGGAATGAGTCGTATGGATATTGAAGATGAAGATGAGGACGACTATGAAAGTGAAGAGGAAGAAGAAGAGTTCATTGAGCATCTCATGAAGAAGTATGTTCGTCCTGAGCGTGGAATGCCTAGTTTTGGAAGGTCACGTAACAAGAAAGAAAAGGAGAAGGAATCGGATGAACCTGCCTTACGATTGAATCCAGAAGAGGAAGACTACTTTGAAGACCTTTCTAAGTCCAAGCGTCGTAAACTCAATGAGCAAATGAAGGGTCTTGCTAAACTCGTGACCGATGGAGAGATTCCGTATAAGTTCCGAGTGTTGGCATTACCAATCTCAGATGTTCTCAAGGCATCCGTGATTCGCAAGATTGATATACTCAACGAGATGGATGCAGATAGTGGAGAAGTTCACAAACTCAAGACTTGGGTAGATGGATTCCTTCGTGTTCCCTTTGGACAAGTCGTTCCTCTTCCAGTGACGTTTGAGAAGGATCCAGCAGGGTGCTCAAAGTTCTTGACCGATACACAGACTACTCTGAACAAGGCAGTCTATGGAATGGATGCTGCAAAGACACAGATCATGCAAATTGTCGCACAATGGATTGCAAATCCTAAGTCTGTAGGCAATGTCATTGCTCTCAAGGGACCTATGGGTGTAGGTAAGACCTCTTTCGCAAGACATGGAGTCGCAGAAGTTCTTAAGCGTCCATTTGAGTTCTTCTCGTTGGGAGGCGCATCCGATTCTGCTAACTTTGTAGGACACTCGTATACTTATGAAGGAGCAACCTGGGGTCGTATTGCAGATTCAATCATGTCTGCTCGATGTATGAATCCAGTCCTCTACTTTGACGAACTAGACAAGGTGTCCACAACACCACACGGTGATGAAATCGTGTCCATGTTGATTCACTTAACCGACAGATCGCAGAACTCTCACTTCCATGACCGATACTTTGCGGGCGTTGACTTTGATTTGAGTCAGTGTTTGTTCGTGTTCTCCTTCAATGACGAATCCAAGGTCCATCCAATTCTCAAGGATCGTATGCAGGTCATCACTTGCTCAGGATACACCTGTGAAGAAAAGCAGGCAATTCTACACCAATACGTCTGGCCACAAGTGTTAGAACGAATCAATATGAAGGACGATTTAACAATCACTGAAGATGCAGTCAAGTTCTTGATCTCAGAGTATTCACGTGAAGAAGAAGGTGTTCGTGTTCTGATTCGTGCGTTGGAGACATTGGTCACTCGCATCAACCTTCTAAGGATTGCTGATGAGAAGACTGCAAAGACGTATCCATTCTATAAGGCAATTAAACTTCCAATGAATATCACTCCTGATGATGTTCGTGCCTTGTTGATTGAAACCAAAGTGGTGAACGAATCATGGCGTCACCTTTATACTTGAGTGAATTGATGATAAGGAACCCTATTTTCATATAAAACTACATTTCCACAAAACTCTTGATTCACAAGTGGGTAGTCAATCAATTTTATTTTTTCAGTTGGGTCTCCAAGAACTCCATCAGGTCTGAATGAAAACACGAGAAATGATGATCGAATTAATGGATGTACATGTGTATTTAAGAAATCAGCGTCCACTGTATATCCATCGGGTCGGACAGCAACAAAATCACGTAGAACGTCTGGAGAGACTTCTAGTTTTCCCTTGCATCCCCATAATCCACACATCATTAAATACGCATGACAAATGTGATCACGGATTGTATATGCAGTAAATGGACTGTCTAAAAATGTATCAATACACCACCGATCTCGTGCATGAATACGACTATCCGTATCACGCACACAGACGAACTCATACTCATCTGTAAACGCAGGTAAGAAGCGATACGATTTATTACGAGAATCATGTTCTGAGGTTGTATGAAGTGTAACGTTCAATTCATGAACAAACGAAGACGCTTCAGGAGAAGCATAGACTTTGATTTCACACTTTGGATAGTGTTCGTGAATCAATGGAATGTTTTCAACAAGTCCTTGATAGTATTTTTCTGTATAGGGTCCATAGACACAGAACGAAAAGCATCCATGAAGATCCTTACGTATTTTTTCACGTCCTTCACGAATCTGTTCCGAAATATCAACGGATTCAATCTGGTATCGTTTGTCAATGCAACCATTGTCTACCAATACTTCTTCGTCAGTATACGAACAGAATCCTTGATAGATTTGCGTCAACCACTCATCACAATGCCAATTACGAATACTCGGATGAAAGAAGGTTTGAAATAACGTATAGTGACTACGATGAACAAATGCATTTTCAATGACTTGAGTTCCTCCTACCCTCAACGCAAAATTGACTGGGTTCTTAGGACCGACTACTCCACGATGTTTATGTTGTTTCAATTTTGAGATGAATCTAGAAGTCCATCCAAGTGTTTGAATCACTACATCATCGCCAATTTGAAAGAGATATTCGTGTCCATCCTTCCATGCAATCTCTGCTAATCGATTCCATGCCCAAGCAGGAGCATGTTGACATCCTGAAAGAAGTATAACTTTACCTAACGTTTCTAGTTCAGAACGGTGTGTAATAAAGAAAGCGTCATCATCATCGACTCCAAAATAGAACGTATACGAATACGCTGATTCTTTCGTTGCATTGAAACTAGGAAGTAATCGGTTTACTAAAAAACAGTCTTTGAAGTCGGTCCACGTATGTGCTCGACTACAGACTGGAACTAAGACTGCAATACTCATTATCGGGTTATAGAACATTCCATTTAAACTCGGATTTAGAAATGATAAATCGTGATAGAGCAGTTTCATTGATTCCTGCGAAAAAGTGAAGGTTTGTGTCTACGTTACGAAACGAAAGACAGTATTCAATTGCTGTAGAGACGAAAACAAATGGCATCGTGATTCGAAGTGGAATCAACTCCATCGATAATTCGACAAGGCAGTGATAGTATCTACGAGGAGGACCGTAATCGACCATATGTACAAGTGTCCACCATACATTACCTATACGAATAGGTGGTGCTGATCCACGAAAGAGTGAAAACATAGGTGGAGTTGGAATTTCACGAACAATGCTTCCAGTTGAATCTACAATTGTTAAAGGACTCCAATCGTAAATGAAGGTATCCGTTGCAGGGATTGGAAGCCAATTTTTTTCACACTGTCTTCCTCGTGGTGAAGGTAAGACTACACATTTTGAATACGTTCCAGTAGGTGAATACTGACCTCGTAGAATACGAATCATATCCTTTTCATAGGAATGAACTGTAGCAGTGAAACATTGATTGCCTTGAGAATCGAAATATCCACGCACATCTTCTAATCCTCGAATTCCACTCTCCGTTGTAGGAAGATTCACAGAGGATTCATCCATCGTTGAAAGAAGGGTTCCTGTTTCTAGATTGAAACATGCGTTCTCGCAAAGAGAGATCCCATTGGGTGTGATAAAATTCCCATTCACAACTTTGTAGTTAACATAACGAACATTCACAATTGGATATGAAATCACGGATAATGCCGAAGGTGAAAAGGTCTCATCAAAAGGCGAGGGAAAGGTTAATCGTTTACGTTCAGACTTAATGGGTTGTACGTAAAACTTCAAATTTGACATAAGACAAGGTTGATGAAGTCCAAGTTTCAACATATATTTGACTGAAGACGCAACACCTTCGGAACGATCTGATTTAACATAGTAATCAAGAATGGACTCCTCATAATCAAATAAACCATTATAGACTTCAGTTTCAATGAAAAGACTATCCGTAGACATCGGTATTTTCTGACCCATCAACATATAGTGATATGCCTTGTAGGGTTGACTGTGTTCACGAAAGTATTTTGTAAGTTCGTATAAAGATTCTGCACGTTGAGGACGATACGCATACGCTCTTAACATCCACTCTTCAAACTTTGGAATGTTTCCAAGTTCTTTGTGACATTTTGCAATCATGTAATGTGAATACCAAATCTCTTCAAACCAACCTCCTGCTGCGATTCGCCTTTTATACATTTTAAGTGACTCCTTCCATCGTCCTACACTATGATAGGATTGTGCAAGGTAGAACATATATCGAACATTCGTGGGTTCATCCAACAGTCCTTTTTCAAGTAAGGCAATGTCTCGTGTGAACTTATCTGACTTGCATCCTCCATCATTGAAATCATCAATTCTACATACATTTTTAGGAAGATGTGAAGAGAGTCCATCCCAGTATTCATGAGTGACACCACGACAGATCCATGGATAGTCCATTCGAACGAGGCGTGTATTTGGATACTCTAACATTCCTGCACATTGAACGATTGTGTATCCAATGTCAGTCAGTGGATGTGTGTTCAATGATCCAGGAACAAACATCATATCCGCATCCAATAAAAGTCCATAGGTATCTTTCAAGTCCCATCCAGTTGTTTTTAAGTATGTATGTGCTTTAGTGAAACTCTCAGAACGATTGTATCCAAAATTCTGCCAAGGAACATGCGTTAAGCATCCATCGTGTGTCTTAAGAAATTCAGTAACAATCTCACAAGTTTTGTCTGTAGATCCTGTATCGCACACGCAAAAGGCATCTACAAATCCTTCAACCGATTCCATACATCGCTTGATAATTCGTTCTTCATTGCGAACCATTAAAATCAACACAAACTTTGGCATGCTTGCGTCCGTATTGTCATTCCTCTAATCACTCTGTCTAAGTAAATGAGCACTGATTTTGTCAAACAATCCCTTCGCGAAAATCTCAGTCGCGTATTGATCCCTCACATTGCAGACGGTCTTTGGAGCATCTATGATAATGCAAAGACTGCCTGTATTCGTTCTAAGCAACCCAGTGAAACACTCAAGACGTTTCAAAACTTATTGACTCGCGTTCCTCAGTGGTCAGATGAAACCTTGGAAACTGAAGTGTCACGTATTGAGAAGGCGTCTAAGTGTGAGTACATGAATGACTTATTGCTCGGTGTATTTGTCAGTTATATTCGTGCATTTGCTTCCCTTCAGCAATCTGATGAAGTCCATGTGAACATTGAATTTGATCGCCCATCGCTCCCCAAGTTTGTGTTTGCACTCTACAAGTCTGCTGCGCGCAAATCTTGGAGCAATGCGTATTTGTTCAAGACCATTGATGTATCTTCTGAACAACAGTCACGTAACCGTCGTGATATTGAAGTAATGCTTGGAGCATGTCTTGATGAAGTTATTGACAGTTTCATTCCATGGAAGGATATTAGCAAGGCGTATTTTCAAGCAAGAACAGCAGTTGAACCACCAAAACCTCAGGTTCAAACTCCTGCTCCAGTAGAAGCGCCAAAACCCAATCTCACATTTGGAGAGTCACAAACCGTTGAGTTTGAGACAGATGATGAAGAGGAAGAGGAGCGTCCTAGGGTTACGTTAGGTGAAGAGATTCAACTAGATTTGTTTGCAGATGAAAAGGAATCCGATGAACCTGAACTCAAGCCCTCTGGAACCATGGAACTCAACATTTAATGCGTATAATGCCCCCAAACGAATCCACATTCAAAAATCAAATGACTGACTACCAAACCCTTGGAATGATTGTAGGTGCCGTGATGATAGTCTCTGCGTTGCTGTATGTTTTGGATCGCCGTGCAAAGACTCAATCTGTAGATTACACGGATTTAGGTAAGATTGTCGCAGGATCGGGTGTTCTTACAGGTGGTGTTTTATATTCTCTTGGAACGGATACGATTGTAGAAGCAGCAGAAACGGTTACCAGTGCAGCACAAGAGATGTTTGTAGGCAAACCTGAGTTTTAAGGTTCAATCACTAATGCATCTCCTAACTGAGCAGCAGACGGTGTAGCACGATACTGAGTCATGCGTCCAATTTCCTTCTTAGGCACTGCTGAATCTCCACAATACCTCACAATTGCTTTATATAAATCAAATCCATGGTATCGATCATGATTATCCATCTTCTTACGAAACATCACTGAAGTTCCATCACTCTGTTTCATCCATTGAAGGAAAATTTCAAACAACGGATGAGATGTCTCATGCTTTGGTCCTTTGGGAAACATATCCCAGAAGACTGACGTAGCAAACCGAACTAGATCAAATGACGATGAAGCACTAATATAGGGACGTTCTGCATTGTGAAAGGGTCCCATGTTATACTGTCCACCTGCCTCTTCATCTTCTTGAAACTGACTGCTCATGAACAACTTGGGTTCCTTCATTCCTGTGAGACGCAAAGAGACAATCGCACGATCAAAGTCAATGATTTTAATCAGGTATCCAAACGTTGGAACCTTGTAGACTTGTCCACCGTGCTTGTAGAAGAGAAACTCATCCGTTGTTGAAACATACATCACGTTGTTTCCATGCAAATCATTGTGTGTGAATCCGTAGTTCCTCTGTGCAAACGCTAATGCAAATACAATTTGTGAAACCCATGCAACATGTTTCTCTGGTTCAGGGTTATTTTTAATCAAATCGTAAAAGGTTCCTTCACAAACTTCCATCACAGTTGTCATTACAGGTACATCCTTGAATGTAGCCCATGCAAAGGATTCAGGGTCTTCATCGTCCTGTTCTTCATCTTCAAATAGATCTGAACATCCACAGGATTCAATATCGTAGACATCTTCATCATCGTCATCATCGTCTTCCATTTCAGGAGATTCAGAGGAAGCCATATCATATGCTTCAACTTCTCGTTCAGATTCTGGGTCGCTAATATGATCTGCAGATACATCTTCAATACCGTCTAACTCAATTTCATCTCCCATCTCAAGTGATGTTCTTGCTCGACGAGTATGACTGAATTCTGCGTCATGACCTGCTGTTCGTAGTTTTAATTCAAATGTATGTCCAATTTTATCTGCAAACCAACCCTTTTCAGTTAAATCTTCATAGTCATCTGAAATATCAATGGTATGTGACTCTGCAAGTCCTGCAAAGACTCCATAGACTTTAGGAAAATGCTGGCATCCTGATTCAGATAATGCTAAGGATGTCATTGCTCCAACATACGCTGCAGTATGTGCACTCTGCATTCGTTCTTGCAAGTCATTTGCTACGTCGGTTCGTTTAGGAACACCAAACGATCCGTAATCTCCTCGCATCGTCTTGAACGGTGATAAAATCATGGTCGTCTTGCGATGAACTGGAATCGTCTGTCCACGAACCCGAATATGACTAGCGTCCACAATGGATTCAATCGGGTTGTTCAACTTAACTCCATATTCATGAAGTCCTGACAATGTTTCAGTCTTGAACAACTTCTCAAGACACGGAAAAAAGGGTTGCAAACTCTTCATAGACCAATGTGTTCCATCCAGTTTGGAAATTCTATGAAGTTTTAAAGAGACTGGTGTGGTTCGTAGTTCCTTTCCCATTATGAAATGTCTCGGTGATGAATGTTAAAAAATAAACGACAGGAAGAACAAGATGAATTTCCAACTCAAAAAGTTCAACATGGACATGATCAAGGAACGTTGTGAAATGGATTCACGAAAAAGTCCTATGATCGTGATTATTGGCAAGAAGGACACCGGCAAGTCCTTCTTAGCGCGTGATTTGCTGTTTAACGTTCAAAGTTGTTTTCCAGCAGGATTAGTCATTTCGCCAACTGAAGCAGTGAACGAGTACTTTCAGGCATTTGTTCCGTCCAAATTGATTCATGATAAGTATGAACCAGGGAAAGTCCAGAATTTTATTAAGCGTCAGTTTGCAGCAAAACAGAGATTTTTGAAATCCAAAGCAAGTGGTCAAGTTTTTGATCCTCGTGCGTTCATGATTTTAGATGACTGTTTATATGCTGCAAAAGAGTGGATCAATGAAGAGTCTACACGTTTCGTGTTCATGAACGGTCGTCACTTAGATATGATGACGATTATCACCATGCAGTATCCTCTAGGTATTACACCAAACTTGAGAACCAACGTAGATTTCGTATTCATTCTTCGTGAGAATATCCTAGGCAATCGTCGTAGAATTTACGAGAATTACGCAGGTATGTTTCCAACGTTTGAAATGTTCTGTGATTTCATGGATCAGTGTACAGAGAACTATGAAGGTCTAGTCATTTGCAATAACGTTAGTTCCAACAAGTTAGAAGATCAGGTGTTTTGGAATAAGGCATCCGAACACCCTCCGTTCAAATTATGCGATCAGTCTTTGTGGGCAGATAACCGACCTTTCCAATCTGC